CCAGGAGACTGGCGGCGGGCCCTCATCGGAAAAACGAGTTCACCAACCGGTCGTGCTGCAGTAAACACGACAAATTGGAGAAAAGCTCTGATGGGCGCCCCAATTCCAGAGGAACAGAAACGTGCACTTTTTAACGCCGGCGGTGTTCCCCGGGCAGTCAATGAAATTTCGCGGGTCCCCGGTGGTGCATCTGAAGTCGCGCGAACCGCAGAGGCACTCAAACTGAGCAACGGAAATGTTCGTGAAGCGATTGAAGTCCATGGCGTATCTACACCTGCTGTGAATGCCGTAAGAAACCTAGGGGGTGTCAATCGGGCCCCGGTTGTTCTCGAGGCGCTCAATACGCTCTCCATGAAGAAACCGCGAATGAAGCGCAAAAAGGTGGTGAAGCCCAGGATCGCCGAGCTGAATCGCGTAATCAACGCAGTCAAAAAGAAGAAACTTATATCGCTCGTGGCTCACAACGTCACAAAAACGGGCAACATTCACGAAAACGAAAATCGTCTCAAGAAATATTACAAGAAGGTGATCAAGGCTGACATTCTTCGGAGACCATTTGCAAAAATTGCAAAAATGGCTGCAAAAAAACGAGTCATGTGAACGCCAAGGTTCTTAAAAGACTTTATGGGACAAGTAAAAAATGGACATGTATGATTATATCCGCGAGCTTTCGAAGATTCGTGAGCGGGTCGTTCGTTCGAGACCCGAATGGAACCCGCCGTCGTGGCTAAAAATTACGACAATCACCATGCATTCTCGAAATGACCGAAAGGTTGACATTCAGAAATTTCGAGAACGGTTTCAAAAAATGACACTCGTCCCAAAAGGATCCACCAGTCAAGGATTTCAGTGGACAATGGACAATACTGCATTCTACAATCAAATTTCGATACGGACCAGGGATGCATACTCTGAAAAGAGCGTAAAGATTTTTCCCAACGGAACAATTCATCTTTCGGGCGGAAATTCTCCATTTGACGGGGAACGAATTCTGAATCAGGTGGCGTACATAATGAAAGAAGTCCTGGAGCTCGAAGAGCTTCCGACGATGAATCCGTTTGAAATATCCATGATCAATTCTAATTTTCATTTCAATGCAATTCTAAACAGTCACAAGGTTCGGGACAGGTTCGAGAAGATTCCCGGATTCAAGGTGACCTACGAGCCGGACAGGTACAGCGCAGTCAAGATTAAATTCAAGCCAGGTGAGAATATGAAAAAGATGACTGTGAGTGTCTTTAAATCAGGCGCTATACTTGTTGGTGGGGCCAAGACACTCGAAGAACTTGCTGCAGCGTACGACATTATTCTCACGTGCATGGATCCCAGCATGTACATACAAAAGACGGAGGTTCAGCAGAAGTTTGATACAATCATGGGGGCATCATTTGATGAATGGAACAGAGTGCTTCAAAATAAAATGTAATAGATTGTAATGTCTACACGTATAGGAATGGCCGATGGCCGGTGTCTCACAGAATTCACGTCGTCCAAGCTTTTAATGGATGAGCTCATGAAAAAGAATTCAATTAACGTCTTTGACAATTACAAATTCCGTCGCATGGCTCAGGAGAATGGCCCAGATGGATTTTCTCTCCCGCTAAAGAATGCAGCATGCATGACGGGGCAGCCAACGGTTCTCGTTTCGCAGGAGGAGGGTGGGGCCCGTTCCGCGTGCTAAAGAATTCCCGCGCACTCATTCTAGGATGAAGGTGGTCATTGATGGAACGATCGGTGCAGGCAAGACGACCCAGCTCGGTTTGCTCGAATCGAAAGGGTGGTATGTACGCAGGGAACAGATTGACTCGTGGCCTCTCGAAGAATTTTACAAGGACAGGATCAGATGGGGCTTTCTCCTCCAAATGGCAATCCTAAAAACGCTCCAGCCGGTCGAGACTGAGAAACATGTAATTTACGAACGATGCATGTGGAGTTCGAGGCATGTTTTCTGGCCTCTTATGCGCGACACTGTTCATCCAGTCGAAAAGGAATGTTACGAGTACTATTTTGACAAAATTGCATGGTACCCGGATATTTACATTTACCTCTCAAAGGATCCAGAAATTGCATTGAGTCATTTGAAAAAACGGCATCAGGCGGGGGATGACGCAATCACACTCGAGTATCTTCAGCTGCTCGATTCCAAGTATCGAGACATTGCAATTCCTTACGCAAAAACCTATATTATCGATGCAAACCGGTCCGAGCCCGAAATACATGAAGAAATTTGTAGGATACTTTCAGAGAATGAATTGTTCGTCGATAACTCTTTCAGGGAAGAAGTGTAAACATTTGGCAGTCCAGGATGGACTTTGCAGCATCCATGCCCAAAATACATGTACAATTTGTCTTGAAACGACAAAGAGGTCTGACAAGAAACTTAAATGCAAACATGTATTTCACAATAAATGTATAATTAAATGGTTTGAAGAATCAATCGAATGTCCTACGTGCCGGATGGAGCAAGATGATGATCCACTTGTAATTTTTAGAAAAAATGTAGAAGAAACAATGAGGCTCAAATACAAGGATGCCATTCGATCCCTCGAAAATGAATTGGCACAAGCTCTGCGGCGCCGAGGCTAGGATCTTTTACAGGTCTAAACCAATGGAACGGCGGTGCGGGGCTCAAACAATTTCTGGGAATCCGTGTCGACAAATTGTCAGGGGAGAACAGGAACATTGTTGGCAACACACGGGTCAGCAATGTTCAGTCTGTCTAGGATTCATGGTACGAGACGTTCGACAACTTCCATGTAACCACTCGTTTCATAAACGATGTGTAGATCGATGGAAATTGTCGTGCAGAGGCGACCCCACGTGTCCAATGTGCCGTCTTCCATTCGACGTTCCGACATTTCGGTGTCGTCTCGTTATAGAACGTGTATCTGACGGAAATGTCGCAACGACTGATTTTGAAACAAGTGCTATACGTTCTGTAATGGAAAGCTTCGGGGTCGCCCTCGAACGCGGTCAAGATATGATTCGTTCAGAAATTCACTGGGACCTCGAAGAAGGTGAAGATTTAATCAACGAGTTGAGACAGCTCGGTTTGCCGCTCCCCCGTTTCGATTCGAATTAGTCCCCGTCTTGGCAAACCCTCGGCGAACACCGTATGCGGAACAAAATTTAGTATAATGAAATCCTGGCTTGTAATTTCTATCAGCCCGTCTGGGATTAGTGATTGTCTTTCCTGATGCATCGACAATGAGTGGTCCACCCGCCCAGCCCGTCTTGTGGCTCCAGAGCTTTACAGGAAAATCCAAAACTCGCCCGACTGGAAGTTTGTCTTTTTTGTTCATATTCATCTTATTCAAAACGCGAAGTTCTGTAGAATTGTTTGCGACTCGACCGTCATTTCTATCTGCAGTCACCCGAGATTTCAAAAGGGCCGTCTTTATCACGCTCGGACGTACATGGAAAAACTTTGAGAGCGCCGAGAGAGAATCGCCCGGTCGTATTCTGTAACGAATTGCGCCAATTTCCTTGTACCAGTGAAAATCGCCTGTCGAATTTCCGAAATCATTCGAGGGTGCAACAAAGCCCATGACTTTATAAAACCCAGGCTTGGGTTTTTCGGAAGCAGTTTTCATTTTATATACATTTCCTGGATTGTCAGAAAGGACGCGTTTTACAATTCCTCCGCATGTACGAAACGTCAGACCGTTCGATCCCAATCCGCTCCTGTTTCCAGGAACGCTTTTTGATTTACGATTTGCAGAAAATGAACCAAACGCATAGTCGTAACAATTATCGTGTGTGACCCCGGTTGTTCCCCAGGGCTTCCATGTATATTTTGGCGCCCATGGGTTTACCATCTTACTAGTATCAAGGATTTTTTCTCTGATAATAAAAAGATGTACACGATTCTGAAATCTCGCAATCGTCAGGATGCTCTTTACAACATTCTGGTATTTCTTTTGTACCTAACCTTTTTGACATTCATTCTTCGGTACCTGTGGAATGGAACGCTCGTGAAATACATTAGCATTCTGAAGCCAGTCGACTCGCTCTGGCACACCTTCATGCTCGCATTTGCTCTTTCCATGTTCAGGGCTTAGATTTCTGTATAGCCGTTGATAACTTGATTATTGAGCAGGAGCGTCGGGTATCCTGATACAAATTCAGGACACGACTCAACTTTACAATCTACAAATGTATACGGAATATATTTACTATTTAGGTACGCCTCTTGCTTCTGGCACCAGGGGCACGTTTTTGAACCATATACAATGAGGTTTCCTTTGTCGGTGACATTACGACCACTGACACCAGAACCCCCTGAATCGAATTTTGATTTTTTCCTAAAAAGGAAAAATGCAACAGCAGCAACGAGTACTATTACGAGGCCAGCGATGATCATTTGCTTTTTCATTTGTACTAGTATCAACTAAAAATTTTACGAGCAATATCCGCTTTTGATCGAAGTCCTTTGATGGATTTCCCACGTTGAATAGCAAGATTCTTGAGTTCCTTGAGTCCCATGTGAAGATCTACATAGACCATTCGCCCTGAAGGCGCCATCATCTTTACACGGCCTGATCGCGGGCTCACAACTGTTTTGAAAACACGTTTCGGAGGGCTCACAGGTTTGGGGGGAGGGATCACGCGCCGTGTCCGGGGGCTCACCACGCGCTCAAGCGGAGAATTTCCTCTACTTATTCTAATTTCCAAAAGTCTAATTGCCTTGTTTCGAGCCCTGTTCCATGCATTTACGCCGACAGATCCACCATCATTTTCCCAAATCTGCTGCACAAGTTTATCAAACCTGGCATTTTTCAAAAGTGCGGGAGGGACACGCTTTGCGGTTCTCGCTTTGAGCCGAGCTTTTCCTGCGCGAAGTTGGGCAGGTGAAATCACACGACGAGGCCGGACAGGCTTCAGCTTGTTTTTAGCAATCTTGAAATTAATAGGCTGAATTGGGAAGCGTCGGCGAAGAGGTCGAAGTTTCTTTTTTGCATTCATGAGATTTGCTGAACGAATCGGAGTTATGTAATCCATTTTTATCAGATCATCGAGCGTAGGAAGACCCGGGCATGGATCGTTGTACTTGAGCCTCCATTCGCTCACGTGCGTGTCAGAAGTTCCCCTGTACCCTGTAGGCACTGCTTCATTTAAAAATTTCATCGTTGCGGGCATTCCACCCTTTTTACTCACATAATCACGAATATTGTTTAGAAAAAAATGAAAATCGTACCGAGAATCTGTTTTTGGTCCGACTCCCCACTTTCCAGCAGTCTCAGTGCCGTTGGCCGTATTCACCGCAGGATTCGTTCCCGTTTTGTAGAGTCGTGCCCACCCAAAATCTCCAATCAAGCAGCCTCTTTTAGAAACCATTATGTTTGCGGTCCACAGATCATTGTGTCTAAACTCGGGATACTTTTTATAAATTGTTTCGAGATTTTTGAGCACACCCGAAATGATTGGCCGCATCATCGCATCCGTTTTTTTTCCTTTTTCGAGCCATTTATCAAGAGATCCACCTTCGCAAAACTCCATGAAAATGATGGACTGCTTCGACTTGTCGTACTTGCGGCTATTCTGAACATTCGACATGTTCATCGTCGAAGGATTTATAAAGTCTAGGCATTTCTGGAAATCATAGGGCTCGACAACACCCTCGGGGCAGGCTTTGAAAACTTCTTTATGTATGTCATATTCTGCAAGTGCAGGCTGCTTTTCCCGACGATGGGCCGCTGCCAAGTCGCGCGGACAGACTTTTGCTGCAAATCCGTCACCTTTAAAGACGATTCCTTGTCGGCCTTTTCCTAAAAGTTTCAAGCCCCTTCCGTTCATACAAGAGAATTTGGTCTTTACAGGGCTCGGTGAAACTTTGTGACCTTCAGATTTGTACGCGGCCCGCCGAAGACGACGCATGGTTGGAGTTTCTGGGCCGTATGAACGAGGAGGCAATTTTGCCAAATATTTCATGAAATTTTTGCGTTCTTGTGTGTACCACGGCATGATTCCTGCGTTTGGAGATTCAGTCCGGCGCGCAACAAATGCAGGCTTGCCATTAAATGGAATTTTAGGACCTAAATGAACCACGGGTTTACGAACAGGCTTGAAACGACTAGGACGAAGATTTTTTCGCGATGACAGCCACCGAACAGCGTCACGTTTTGTTTTTACAGTTTCTGGAAGGTTATATTCGGAATTTCCCTTGTTATTTCGACGAAATGCATATTTTTGCCCTGGACGATTTGTGACGAAACGAAACTGACCCGATTGTACCCAACTGCTCATTCTATTACACTGTGTACATATTTTAATTCTTACTGCTCAGGGTCCGTCTCGTACTCAATCTGCTCCTCATCTTCGATCGGCTCATCGGCCGGGGCCAGGAAAGCGCACGGCTTGAGCTTGTTTGTCGGTGCAAACATAACCTGGTGAACACGAATCGAAACTCCAACCCCCGCCGGCGTCCGCCAAATCTGGTTAATCTCGATAATTGCACTGAGTGCCTGACCCTTCTCGAGATCCGTAAGTTGCACAGGCTGCCTCTGCGCGTTATACGCCTCGGTCGCAATCGAACCATCCTTTGGGCTCGTGACAACCTTGAGACTCAGAATGGGCGCGTAGCCATCCTTGGAGCTCGGCTTGACACACGACTTGTAGACACCCTCTGCAATCACCTCGCGCGACATTTTCTTTCCCAGAACATCCTCAGACTTGGACGCAATGAAATCCAAAACGTGCGTGTCGAGCTTCGAGAATGCCTCGAGGACATCTGGCTTGTCAAGGCTCAGGGGGAGACTGTAACTGATGCGACCGGACGACTCGTCCTTGTACTCGCTCAGACCAAAAGGTGCGCGAAGCTGGGGAAGCTGAAAGATGAGCTTGCCACCACCAACCGCGTTGAGATAGACCGCCTTGCCGCCCTTGGCATTCTTGCGAACCTCGCTGAAAGTGACGTCGGATGCATTGAACGTGCTGAACATACGGACAGCCATTGTGTTTCTTCTACAAGTCATACGAGTGTCGTCCTTATGTGGCGATTGGAAGACTCGATTTTTTTCCTCGCTCATTCCAAGTACGATGTTCAGGAGAAGTTCGCAACCTAATTCTAATCTTCAGCGAAATGTTGGGATTTATGTACAATCGTACCTGAAAAATCGGAATGTTCCAAACAAAATTCCTTTTATGAATAGTTACATTGCAAAGGCTCTGCACAAATATATAAACGCTAAAAAACCTCGTGCACTCGGTGCAACAATTGCAGGTACACAAAACGGTGGAGGGACCCCTCAACAAGGGTTTCAAGCTGCAAAAGCAGTTGCAACTGCCAGCTCACAAACAACTCCCGAAAATGTTGGACAAAAAGCCGCAAAAAATCTTAGAACTGCACCCCCCGGCGTACAAGCGGCCGGCGCTGCAAATGCGGCCAAGCAACATGCCCTTGCAATAGGATACTCGGTACCGGCCGCAAATAAAGAGGCGGTAAATGCTGCGGAAAATGCAGCATCCCAGCGACCATCTAACCAGGCCAATGCCGCTGTACATGGAGCTGTAGCTGCTGGCGCTCCAGTAAATAAAAGAAAGACTATTTTAACAGTTAGGCTTAAAGCACTTGTTAATCAAGATACGAGTTCCATGACACCTGTATCAGCTCGCACAGAGAAGCAAGCACTCTCTAATGTTTTAAGACAGCTTGGAGAAATACCGAAAAACTTACAAAATAAGGTGAGCGACTACAGCCGTCGTCTAAATAACAAGACTAGTAGCAATTTAAATAGACTTTTGCAAAAAATTAATTCTCAAAATTATTTACGTACATTGGAAACTAAAAATCAGCGAAATGCAATCAGGGCAACACTGAACCTGTTGGCAAATCAAAACCAGCGAAAAAATAATTCGAAAGTACAAGCGGCCCGTGCTAAATTAAATTCCTTGGTATATTAAAAATGGCAAGTGTTCTCACGTATCTCATTTCTTTCCTTTTGTTTTTCATCGTTTCCAGCCCGTTCGTGTACATGGTTACCCGCAAGATCTTTGGCGGGTGGGTCGCAACTCCGGACGGTCGCCCCAGCCCAGCCGGCCTTGCCCTTCATGCGTTTGTCTACACAGCAGTTGCCGGATTTATAATGGTCAAGTTTAGAAAAAATCTTCGCCTAAAGTAAATGCACTCGAGTCCAATTGTTTCTGCAATTCTTTTTGCAATTGTTGCCAGCCCAGAGATGTACAAGCTTACCCGGTCCCTCGGTGGTGACTGGATTGCCACCAGCGACGGATGCGCCAAGATGGGTGGCCTGATTCTGCACGCAATTGTCTTTGCCCTGCTCTCCCACTTTGTGTGGAAGATGCTCATGTCCAAGAAAAAGTCCACCTACGGGACGATGAAGCAGCCCTATGGCCAGATGGGCCTAATGAATTAAAATTCTTCGTCAAAACGAATAGAATCGCCCTCGGTCACGAGGTGCTTTGAATAATCCCCGACCCTTTTTTCAAAAAAGTTGGTCTTCCCTTCCAATGAGATGGACTCCATCCAATCGAAAGGGTTCCGAGAATTATATACAGGCTTTTCACCAAACTGAATCAACAGGCGGTCAGCCACAAATTGAATGTACTGTATCATCTCGCCAGCATTCATGCCTATCAGCTGACAAGGAAGCGCTTCGGTAATAAAATGCGTCTCAATTTCTACTGCGCTCCGGACAATTTCACGAATGTCTTTCGACGAACATTTCTCTTGCAAATGAGAGTGGAGAGTTACGGCAAACTCCTGATGCAGCCCCTCGTCCCGACTGATGAGCTCGTTGCTGAATGAGAGACCAGGCATGAGACCTCGTTTCTTGAGCCAAAAGATTGCGCAGAATGATCCGCTGAAAAAGATGCCCTCGACACACGCAAATGCCACGAGGCGCTGAGCAAACGATACATTCCCCGAAAGCCAGTCCAGTGCCCATTGAGCCTTTTCCTTGATTGCAGGTACATGCTTCACGCTCGTCAACAAGAGTCGAGCCTCTTCGGGGTCCCGGACCAGCTTGTCAATCATGAGAGAATACGTCTCGGAATGAATAGACTCGTTAAATGCCTGATATGCGTAAAACGAACGAGCCTCTGGAATCTGGACATCTTTCGAAAAGTTCAGGTCGATATTCTCCATTACAATTCCATCAGATGCCGCAAAAAATGCCAAGACCATTTTTATGAATGTACGCTCGTCAAATTTCAGGTTTTCCCAATCCTTGAGATCCGAAGCAAGGTCAATCTCCTCGACTGTCCAAAAGCTTCCAACCGCCTTTTTGTACAAAGCCCACAGGTCTGGGTACCGTATAGGAAATGTCGTGAACCTCGAAAGGCTCGGCGCAAGTATCGGATCCTCCATATACATGAAGAGGGTATTTTTTTTAAGAGACTTCGTAGGAAATAATAAAGAGGAATACGTACATAAAAAAGGCTCCGGCCAAAAACCAAAATGGATCCATCTAGTATATGCCCTGAAAATTATACGCTGGGGTGGGCCATTCTGAAATAATTGAGAATGCGATCAGACCTGGATGTCGTTGACAATTCACTCTCGTGATCAGACTCTATAGCGTCATCTGTCAACCGAATGAAATTCTTAAACTTGCGATGGATCGGGTTCGATTGCTCGATGCATGCGTTGAAATCTGCAAAACATTCTTGAAGGAAAATCTTTCCTTCGGTCGCGCGAGTTTCTGGAGCCATGCTAAGCTCTTTTGCAATGTGGAGAGCAATCCTTTTCATTACCGTGCTCGAACGAAGAGAGTTTGCCATCTTTTCGTTAAGTTTTAGGTACAACTGGACCGATCCGAGAAGACCCGTTCCTGCAGATAAAACGGCGTTAAAAATACTAACAAACTTTTGTTCTAAAAAATCACTCAGAGCAATTGCTGACAATGCATTAATTGATGAAATTAAAAGAATTGGTACATTAAATCTATTTGAAAGTTTTTTGTAATACTCGTAATCCTTCATAAAGTAACTGTGATATGCGTTACACTGTTTTTCAACCTTCTTGAGAAACTCCTCCTCTCGAATGTTCCAGTGACTTGTCATTCCTAATGAAACGCACTAAAAAAATTTAGAATCAGATTCAACCTCTACAATGTCCCTGATTCTTCCGGGAAGTTTTCCTTTGATTGACTTGTAAATCATTGCAAAGACCGGTCCGGAATGTGTAATTTTAATCTTCTGGAGAATATTCTTGTCTGGGCGAATTTCACACATGAGATTAAGTAAATGAAGTGCAGTATCTGAATTCAGTTTCGAAAGTGGGACGTCTTTCAAGTTGAGCTCGATTATTTCAAGCAGACCGTGCTTCAGAACATAGGCATCGAGCTGTTCTACTACAGGCTTGACAGTCTGCATGAACATTTCAGCTTGAGCGGGTGTTTTCGGCTGTCGCTCAATGTACCTTGATCCCAGGAACTCGATGTACAGGTACTTTCCTTGGGGGTAGAACACGAGCAAATCTGACATTCTTGATATTTCTGAGCACTACGTTTTTAAATAGACATTTTATCCTTTGGTCAATGATAATGTCGATAGATCACGTCTATTGCATAAACCTTGAGAGGCGTCCGGATAGGAAAAGGGATGCATTAGAACAATTTGAAATTCACGGAATTGAAAATGTAGAATTTATCAAGGCAACAGATGGAAAATTACATGCACCCGAAGATATTGAAATAACTCCATCGGAATGGGGATGCGCAGATAGTCACATTCGAATCTGGAGGGACATGCTGGAAAAAGGATACGAGACGGCTCTCATCTTCGAAGATGATGTACGAATTCAACATGGGTTTTTAAAAAATCTTGCATTTGTTTTTCAGGATATGAAAAATAAAGAATGGGATTTCATAAACCTTGGTCCAACTCCTAAACCTTTCAGAATTGAACAAAACTGGGAATCTGAATACGTTCAGAAAGGTCTTTCTCTTTTTACAAACTGTTACATGATTACCAAGAATTTTGCTCAAAAACTTGCTTTTATAGATTCAGATGATTTACAGTGTGCAATAGATACTCAAATTATAAATACGCCTTTGAAAATGTATTATTCAAAAAAAAGTATGGCTATTCAAGCATTTCAGGATTTGAATGATTTAAAATCAGTCGCGACCAATACTGACATTGGGCTCTTTTCAAGAACATTTCCATATGAATTTATATTTAAGAGTTTAATTAATTATGTGGCTATTATAATTTTGATTTTATTTTTAATTAATAAAATGAAATCATACCTTGCATAAATTGCGGAAGAAACCCTTTAAGAGATTCAACGAGTGCTTTGACCATAGGATCGACACCTTGTGTTTCAATACCTGTCATCAAAATCTTATCCTTTGTATTTTCGTAAACGTTCCAAATTAATTTTATAATTAGGATTGGTTTAATTTTAGTCATATCAATTCCGGTAAGATCTGCTACACACACCTGTTTTAAATTTTTTTCAATGCAAACTTCATAAATTTTGTCGAGAACAGGATATAATTCTTGGCAAAATTCTTCAATTCCATCAACCGTGTCTGGCTGGACATCAAACAACTTTCCAACCAAAATGTGGACAAAAAGTGTGTCATCGGTCGGGTCGAACCTGAGCCACTCGACCATTGACATGTCTCTGAAATTAAGATGTTGTTAAAAACGTAATGTATGAGATCATTCCAAACATCTTTCTTTCTAGCTTCAGGGATCTCGCCATTGATTCATCATGGCTCGTCATCAATTGTACAAAAGATCTTCCCATGAAGGGGTTTGGTCTGAGAATTCCGGTTGATGATTCTCCAGATGAAAATTCTAAAATGTATGATGCATTCCATCAGGTTATTCCATGGATTCGAGATCATAAAAATCAAAAAATTGTTATTCACTGTGCTGCAGGTCAGCAAAGAAGCGCAGCTGTGGTTGCCGCATACCTTCTTTCCGAGTATCATCCACAGGTCCAATTAAGAAATGTAATTGCGTACATGAAATCGAAGAAATCCGATGCATTTCTGAATCACGAAACATTTAGACCTGCACTTGAAAAATGGATGACGTTTCTTGTATCGCGCGAGAGTCCAAGCCGTATCCAGGAATAGACCCACCTATGAAATTTCGTCGAATTGATAAAAGTTATTGACTTGAGAGCTCCGTTGTCCTTGTAAAATTCCTCGAGACACTGGATCAGGCGAAGGGTCGAAAAAATATTCAGATTGAATAGATCGACTCCTTCAAGGTCAATCGTACAGAACATGTACCTGGATCGAACAAAGCAATCGGAAATTAAACCGGTAAGATCCTCTGGAAGAATAGGCTGGTTATTTACAAAATCGTATCCAGAAATTGTTAAAATGACATCGAGCGATTCCGTGAAATGCCATTGTATAAATTGAGAAATGTCTTTCATTATAATCTACGAATAGATTAATGATACACGTCGTGCGCATGGCAGGCGTTGCATGGGTCGGCGCGCTCTGTTTCGTATTTGCATACGTTGTATCCAGGATTCTCAACAGGCTAACTCCTCCACTTGACCAGAAAAAACCCAAGTGGAGAACTTTTCTCGAGGTGACTCTTCAGTTTGGAATTATAGGAATCATCGTGTACACGTCTCGTCTATTCATAAAGGTGGTTCCATTTCCATTTGACAATACCGCTGGATACATCCATTCTCAGCTTGGAGAACTTCGATCACTTCCTTTGATGGTTTTCATTTTCATGTTTTTTCAGACAAGAATGCAGGAAAAGATGAAATGGATCAACGACGACGATTTATCAAAATAAACGCAACTGCACTTACGGCTACTATTCCGATTCCTCCAACAATGTACCATGTTGGATCAAAATTACCTGGTAAACTATTTTTAACATCTTCACAAGTTGTATCACCTGGAGTACATGTGATTGAGCTAGACCCGGAGGACCCGGAGGACCCGGAGGACCCGGAGGACCCAGAGGACCCAGAGGACCCAGAGGACCCAGAGGACCCAGACAATCCTGACGAATTTCTTTGCACAATCAAAAAAAGAGCAGCTGATAATATGCCTATGACGAGTACATCCTCCATATATATAGTAAATACTTTTTTTAAGAACGTAATTCTTAAAAAAAGTACATCAGGTGGGGTTCGAACCCACGCGCTCATGTGAGCACCAGATCTTAAGTCTGGCTCCTTGGACCAACTCGGACACTGATGTCGAGAAACACAGAGTGTTTCCCTCGCTCCCGACAAGATTCGAACTTGTGTTGACCGGTTAACAGCCGGTTCTCCTAACCAACTAGAGGACAGGAGCACGGGTCTGAACTATCGGATTTGAACCGATGACCTATGGAACTACAGTCCACTGCTCTACCACTGAGCTAAGTCCAGAACTCCCCCCAGAGTAGTTTTCAGGATACTCAGCCTTGGTCCTGGTGGGGGTCGAACCCACGACTTCGGGCTCATAAGACCCGCACTCTAACCAACTGAGTTACAGGACCTACGAAAGCGTATACAACCTACGAACTTCACGAACCTCTGTCCTGCATCCTGGGCATGCAGAGGTTCGCGAACGAATCCAGCATCGTTCGCAAATTACGTGATTACATGGGTCAAGCAAAGAGTCAACAACTGAATCCATACAAACAAAACACGTAAAACGGGCGTACCTTTCTGCGTTCGTATCCATCAGAACCCTCTTCATTGCTTCCGCTTCACCCATTTCATCCGAAAGTTTTGTAATAATCTCCTCGTAGCCCTCTGCCTGCTTGTAGTCCTCTACAATCTGAGAGACCGTCTGCTTTAAATCATCTGATCTGACAACTTTCATAGAAACATCTAGAACATTGATATCGTGCTGTTTTGCAGTCAGTCGGGCCGTGCTCGCGGTGACATTTGCACGCGCCTTTGCGTACTTTGTTTTGAATACTCCGAGCGTCTTTTCAAATTCCCTCCATGTATTGTCAAGTTCTGTCGGCGTAGGAATTATCACAGGAAGGGCTATTGATCGAAAGGCAAATTCTCCAAGAGGCTCCAGGAACGAATAATTCATTTATAAGATTAATAAAAATGTCCTTAAGTAATAAATGATACCTGCTTCAATCATTCTTGTACTAGGTTTGGGAATTTTGCTTTTTGGTATTCAGAGTTTTTTCATACCTGCACGTCGGAAGATTCCGTCTGAAATGATCAAGGCCACAATCATGGTCGTTGGCGGGCTCTATCTCGTCTTTTTCCTCCAGCAACAGCTTTCCAAAGGAAACACCCCTGTGGCTGTTGCACCTCTATATTAGTAATGAATTCAATGGCGTCGTCCAAGTACCCAGATGCCAGGAATGTAGGGAAGGTCTTGAGTCCTTTTTCAATCTCCTCTCGAGTCATTCCTGAATTGATGAGTGCCTGTAGAACGTAATATAGGTTCGTGTACTTGGCAGACTCGATGATTTTCATCTTTTGATCAAAGAGAATTCTCCGAGCCTTGTCCAAAACATCTTCAATACTCAGGTCGGGTTCAGATTTACGGATCGAATTGACAATTTGGGCTCCAGAAAGATTCTCCATTTATAGTATAATGGCAACTGACCTTAACTTGATCTTTTTCTGGATGTTTATTGCCATGTTCATGGCTCTTGGAATTTCGAGCTTTGTTGAATCAAAAAATTCTCAGGCGACTCGGGGTGAAAATTACTTTGCCCTCCTGTACCTCGTCTTTGCGACAGGACTCGTGATATATAAAATGCTAGGAAACTAGATGAAGCATCTTCTTGGTCGTGTCAATGGCGTACGGGTCTCCAAATCAGACCATCTCCAGACAATTATGTTTCGAATCGCTGAAAAGTGCGAGTTTACCGTCGTGTCTCACGCTTTTCACCAATTTGAGCCCATAGGAACCACAGGGGTTCTCGTCCTGGCCGAGTCGCATTTCAGCGCTCATACCTACCCAGAACACACCATGGTCTACATTGACGTTTTCTGCTGCGCCCCGAGCTTCGACCCAGATGAATGTTCTCGAATCATCGAAAAAGAGTTTTCAGCTCTCAGTGGCGATTGGAAAGTTGTCGATCGATGACATGAATCAGAAATTTGTTGGCCTTCGCGCAGTCAGGCGCACGCGTTTCATTTGACTACGGAATCAGGCGTACTACGAAGGCATCGTTGACGCGTACGCAGAAGCCTACATGGGGAAAAATACTCACGGGACGTAAAACTCTATTTTAGAAACCTCCTCAAATACATTCGAGGCATGCGACTTCCGAGGGATTCAGGATGAAATTACTGCACTCTTTACATGTTGAGTCTTAAGTAAGGTTAAACGAACCGACTTTTTCGAATAACACGATAATCTTTTGTTTTCTTGGACGATTCCCGCTTCTTTTCACGATCTGTTTGTTCTTTACGTTGTAAAATTCGTGTCATTTTTTTGGCACGTTGATTCTTCCATATTGTACGGCAAAAATGGTCAACACATTCGTCACGTCGAGCAATCTTCAAGAATGTGCCAAGTCGCTCGATTACCGTAGGCTCGGGAAGCAGCGCGTCGAGGCGTACCAAATCTGGAGGGCCCTCCGCGGAATAACCAAGGGATGGCGAAATCATCCGGCTGCCAAAGCGTGGGAGGGATATACGTGCGCGCTGGCCATGTACACGAACGCCATGATTGACGAATGGGTCACTCGAGGCTACAAAAACACGATGGAGAAATTGCCGCACTGTAAGAATCCGCGGTTTCCTCCATGGTGGGGATGGGAGCCAATCATTAAATCGCATCAAGCTTCGCTGAATCGAAAAGATCCTTCATTTTATTCATTCGATGTTGGAAATTATGAAAATTACGGGTACATTTGGCCATCAAAAGTTCCAATTGAATATCGGTGGATCAATATTGATTCAACCCCAAGAATCTTGAACATTCTTGGGGCCGAAGCCCGGATATAAATTCGTTCTGTCCGTTACATTTAGTTGGAGAATGCGAGACCGCCCATGCCAGACTGGATGCGCAGGATGTTGTAGTTGACTGCAAACATCTTCTGGAGCGTGTTATTAGTAGCCCCAGCCTTGAGGGAGATGGAAACCTGGGCGTTATCAATGCGAGAGAAGTTGCAGGTGCCGGTTGGCTGGTGCTCCTCTGGCTGCAGAGCAAAGGAGTACACGTAGATGCCTACGTAAGGAGTGCCGGTGTGGTACACGAGTGGCTGGTACTGGTTAAAGTACTTACCGATCTGCTCCTTGAAGCGGTCCTGGCCGTTGAGAACCACCTTGAAGGTGGTCAGAGGGCCGACCTCATAGCCGGCACCACCGGAAGTGCCGACAACTGCAGTACCCTCCTCGGCCCAGTAAAGACCGGTGCCAGTAACCAAGTTGGATGCAAGGGTAGTGCCTGTCGAATAGACGTTACCGTATGCAAGGCGGGGAGCACCAATCTCGTGGGGCATGACGCCAAGCGAAGCCGCTGGATTGAGTGAGCAGGTCACATTCACGTTAGCACACGAGGTGGAAAAGTTCCACATGGCGTTGTTGGCACTGGAAGAAGGGTTAGCGTAGCACCAGATGAGCTCCTTGACTGGGTGGTTGAAAGAAAGACGAACCTGCTGGCTGGAGGTAGTTACGGTATCACCACCGGTGTGCTGAACCTGCTCAATCAGGTACTCGTGACCCTTCTGGGCGAACCGACGGCGCTCCTCCGTGTCCAGGTACACGTAGTTGGCCCAGACTTCCAGGTTGTTGGCCCCGAAATAGGCACTGTAATAGGTGGTCAGATCGAAATCAAGACGAACCTCGTGGTACTGCAGAGCAATCAGGGGCAGGTACAGGCCTGGGTTGCGGTTGAAGAAGAACAGGAGGGGCATGTACACATAGGTCTTTGGATCGGCGGAAAGAACACCAACGGAGCAAGAAGCCATCTTGCCGTACATGATCTTGTCCGACTCGCTCAGGAAAACCTCGGCGTACAGACGGAACCACATCTGGTAATGCTTGTCGATGCGCTGGCCACCGATGGTGAGCTCGACTGCGGCAATTGCGCGCTCCGCAATCCAGCACGTGTCTGCTGCAGCAGTGCCGTTGGTAGATGTCGTAGCCAGGCCAGTTGTTGGAATGAGGGCCACATACATGTTACCCACGAGATCGCCGTTGCGGGCAATTGTTACGGATACACGACCACCGCTGGTAGCAGTGCCGTTCAGAGTCTGCTGGATATTCTCCATGGCAAAGTTGGTGTGACGCTTGTACACCGCCTGGAAAAAGGTCACCTTTGGCTGACCGGTAAGATAAACGTCCTGAGCGCCATAGGCTACGAGTTGCATAAGACCACCACCCATTGTGTACTATACTCCAAGAAAAAAATTTAGTTGGAAAATGCAAGTCCGCCAAGACCCGACTGAATCCTCAAAATGTTGTAATTAACTGCAAACATGCGCTGAATCAAATTTGTAGGCATTCCTGATTTCAGATAGACCGCCGCCTGAGCAATGTCGATTCGTGAAAAGTTGCATGTACCACTCGGCTGAAGCTCCTCCGGCTTTAATGCAAATGAATAGACGTAAATTCCCGGATATGGTGTTCCGGTGTGATATTTGTAATTCTGGTACGCATTAAAGTATTTGCCGGGCTGGGGAACGAACCGGTCGGTTCCATTGAGAAGAATCTTAAACTGGTGGAGAGGACCAACCTCATAGCCGTATCGTACATTGGATACGCCATAATAAGGCAATCCGGGCTCGAGCCAATACACATTTCCGGTCATGACGTTTGACTGGACGCTAATTGTATTTCCTGTTGTAACATTGCTTGACGCATAGACATAGAGACTCGAATTATTCGTCAGAGGTGGTGGAACAAAGAGTGCAGGAGCGCCAATGTGATTCGCATGGAACATAGATCCGGCCTGGGCAATGATGTTTGTGTCGATTGTGACATTTACATTTGCAGTACCGCTGGTAAAATTCCACATGGCATTTGGGTTTGTAAGGTAATTTGGATTCATGTAGCACCATATGAGCTCCTTGACTGGGTGATTGAATTGCATCCGAATGAGAGTTGGCGCATTTTCAGTCGAAATGCCGACAGGATCGGGTGCAACGTGCTGGACCTGTTCGATGAGGTATTCGTGTGAAAGCTTTGCAAACGACTCACGCTCAGTCTTGTCGAGGTAGATGTAATTTGCCCACACCTCAATCTGTGTGCTCCCGAAATAGTTGGAATAGGTTGGAGAAAATTGAAAATCGATCCGAACCTCGTGGTACTGAAGGGCAATAATTGGGAGAAAGAGGCCGGGATGCTTATTGAAAAAGAACATGAGCGGGAGATAGACTTTACCGACTGACGTGGTCAGGGTATTCTGAACGAGCGCCAGAGATGTCAGGCGGCCATAGTTGCATTTCTTTGACTCGTCCATGAAGACTTCGGCGTAGAGACGGAACCACGTCTGAAAATGCCGGTCAATGAGCTGACCTCCAATGTACAGGCTGACTGAATCGAAAGCACGCTCGGCGACCCAGCACATGTCTGCAACAGAATTGTTGGAGGTTAGTTGAGCAGATGATGACGTTGTGGGGGTCATGGCGACAAACATGTCACCGACCAAATCGCCTGATCGAGAAATGGTCACCGACTGGAGTCCGCCACTTCCTCCAGCGCCTGAAACAATTTGCTGGACGAGTTCCATTGCGAAATTCGTGTGACGACGATACGTAGATTGGAAAAATGTAACTTTGGGGCTTCCGGTAAGATAGACATCCTGGGCACCATAGGCAACAAGTTGAAGGAGACCGCCACCGGGCATTTATAGTATCCGCGAAAAAAAAAGCATCTTAAATTCTCAGACGAGATTACAATGTCTCGCCGTTCATCAGCCCCTCCACCAACGCCAGTAGAGGATGAGGAAGAGCTCGATTTCGACGAGGAGGCTGAGTATCCTGACATGTTCGAGGCTCTTGGAAGCCTTCTGGCGACAGATGATGGCGAGACGATCGCAACTGCCCTCGTGTCCACCAAGGATGCAGTTGAGCGGATCGCATCGGGCATTGAGATGCAGAACAAAATTCTCGTCAAGATGCTTTCTGCACTTTCCAAAATGAGCCCACCTGCTCTAGTTTCAGTCGCAGATGAGACTGCTTAAAAAAAAGAGGCTCTCATCCAATATGGAGGAGGTTCATACAATTCATAAGGAAATTACACCCGAACATGCTGAATCTATTCGGAACACAAAGCAGACGAATGAAATGAACACATGGTCGTTAAGTGATTTTGAAAATTATATTTCAAAAAAAGAGAAGGAATCTTTGTTGCATGCTCGCGGAAATTCACTTGCTGCTGCACAGGCATGGGCCTATGTGCTTTTTCCAATGGATCATGAGAGAGATGAAGATAAATTTCCCAAAAACTTTTCAGAACTTAACATTCGCGGCAGTAACGAGCTCTGTATTAATAGTTGCCGTACGATACTTGCGCGAATTGAGTCCATGGGAATTAATAAAAATCCAAGCAAAGATGTGAATGGAGACGAATTTACACTAGAGTTTCGCGTTCGACGCCTCATTGCCGATCGAAAAGAAATGTTTATGCAGTTTCAAATTTGGAACAAACGTTTTAATCGAATCAACAATCCGACGCTCGCAATTGACGATACTGATACGTCGCTCAAGGATGACGAAACGACATCATCGTACCAGAAGCTTTTGTTGTATCTACTTTCAGAGGCGTATGATGCAGGATATCGTCGGTACAAGGGTCATTGCTGTGTTCAAGTTCGAAACACTCGTGCATGGCGTCCGGTCAAGGAGATTAAGAAGTTCATTTACGATGCGACTCAAAAAGAAGATGAACCCGAGAGGTGGAAGCAACTGACGAGTCGAGGAAATCTCGTCAACGACATTGAACGTCACTTGGCAAATTGTCAGGATTTCCAGTTTCAGGAGATTCAAAAAGATCGGCACGTGTGGTCATTTCAAAACGGGCTGCTCGTTGGAAAAGACTGGGATGCAAAGGCGGAACAATATCGTATCAAATTTTATCCGTACGCTTCTCATGAATTTCACGAACTCGACCCGACAATTGTGAGCTGCAAGTACTTTGATCTTCCATTTGATTCTCACGAAGACAAGGCTGATTGGTACGATATTCCGACGCCCAACATGCAGCTCGTCCTGGATTACCAAAAGTTTGAAAAAGATGTCTGCAGGTGGATCTACGTCTTCATTGGTCGCTTGTGTTTCGACGTAAACGAACTTGATGGATGGCAAATTATCCCGTTTCTCAAGGGAATTGCACAATCCGGAAAGTCGACGCTCATTACCAAGGTGTGTCGCAAGTTTTACGAGTGCGAAGATGTCGCGACTCTTTCCAACAACATTGAGCGAAAGTTTGGCCTTCAAAGCATCTACAAAGGATTTGTTTTCATTAGTCCAGAGGTTAAGGGCGATCTTGCGCTCGAGCAGGCGGAGTTTCAATCGCTCGTGTCCGGTGAAGATGTTTCAATTGCGAGAAAAAATGAAACTGCCGTGAGTTTGCAATGGAAGACGCCAGGCATTTTGGGAGGAAACGAGGTTCCAAACTGGAAGGATAACTCCGGGTCTATTCTGCGTCGTCTTGCGACTGTCAACTTTAGCCGCCAGATTGCTCCAGATGTTTCGGATCCACACCTCGAGCACAAGCTTGAAAAGGAGCTTCCCGCAATCATGTGCAAATGCATTCGGGCCTACCTCGAGTATTCTCACTTGTACGCCGACAAGGACATTTGGAATGTTTTGCCGCCCTATTTCAAAAAGATTCAGACGCAAATTGCGACAGTCACCAACTCGCTCCAGCACTTTCTTGCTTCAGAAAAGTGTACATTTGGAAAAAATCTCTGTATTCCGCAAAAGATTTTCGTCACGCACTTCAACCAGCACTGCCGAGAGAACAACCTTGGAACATTCAAATTCAACCAAGACTTTTACGCTGGACCGTTCAGTTCGCGTGAAATTGAGGTCCGGACAGAATCATGCGAGTACAACGGGACACTTTACTCGTCACAGCCAGTCATTTTCGGGATTGACATTGCAACTTCAGATTAAAATATCATAAAATACTAATGAACAGGATCGTTACCAGACCCAGGGTGATTTCAACCGTAACCACCCTCGATGTGGATGTAAATTTTAATAAAATTTATCTAGAAATTCCAAAAGGATTTACAGAAATTCTGGGATATGTGACTCTCCGAGAAAAACCGAGGGTCAGGTTTGCAGATGGAAAATGGCTCGGAATTGGAGGAAACGAATGTAAATATTTCATTGCCAAGACGAAAAATCTGTCCGTCCTCATGACTCCAAAAACGATTCAAGTGAGCGGGTCTGGAAATTTTGAAGAAGCTTACATCAAGTGCGTAAAAAATGGATGGGTCTCGAAATCAATCATTCGAAAATCTCCAAAATATAAAATTATAAATTGCGGATTCAGAATTAATAGATTGATTAATCTTGAAAAACTTCAAAAGTTTTTAGTTACAACATTTCCGAGTGACACTTTTAAAAACCTCCCAAAGGAAGTTGTGCCCGAGCTGAAAACCCCATCGCTCACGGTTCAATTTAGAAAACCTGATTTTACATATCAGTTTTTCAGAAATGGGACAATTTTATTTTCAGGAATTAAAAAACTTGAAAACATTGACGTCCCCGTTGAATTCTTTAAACAAATATTCTCGGCCTATGATTTTGGAAATATTCGACCAACGAAAGCATCTGCCGCAAAATCAAAGTACATGCTCGCAGGTTCATGGAACAGTCTCATGAACCCTGTTCCGCGCGGGTTCTACATTCGCCCGGGAACAAATGGTCTTCCCCGTCTTTATCCATACCAGTACTATCGGAAACTCAATTACGGGCCAGAAATTCTCAACTCGTCTGTCAATCTCGGACCGATTGCTCCAAAGGTTAAAAAGGCGTTTGAAGATGCAGGGAAACCAATTCCCGAATCGACTCTCAAGATTTTCAGAAACGCCGGACACCCCCTGACGGCGCTTCAAGAGCGAAAAAAGTATGCAGGTCAATCAAACCGCCGGGCACCTAGCTGGAACGCGGAAAAGAATGGGTTCTATGTGCGCCCCGGACCAGGTCAGCAGCCATACTGGTACGCAATTCCGAAAATCAAGTCGAGCGGTCGCAAAACAGCTGTCGAGTCATACAGAAAAGCTGGTCGAAATATTCCCGAACAAGTTCGTAAAATTTTCAACATTCCGAGCAATGTAAAAACAAACAGTTTTAGACCCGCCCATGAGTTTACAATTGGTTCAAATGGAATTCTAAGAATTAATGGAAAACAGGCGACAAAATTGACAAAGGACCAGCTCATTGCAGTTGCAAGAAACCAGAATATTGCACAAGTCAGTAACAAAATGCAAATTTCTCAAATTATAAATTACATACAATCAAAAACAAATCCAGCCCGCACAGGATCATTTAACATTACGGTCGGTGACATTAAATACAAGTTTCTGACAAACTATCGCGTCAGACGATTCAAACATGGGCTGACGACCCGTGAGTGGTCCACCTTTCCGACTGATGAAAAGAATGCAATTTTTGCAAAGGTTGTTCCTGCAAATCAGTTGAATGAATTTAAGAAACTTAATTCTAAAAATCAGTTTGGTGTAATTTACGGAATTCTTCATCCCGAAAAACAAGCGTCGCCTCCAAAAAGTGCATCAGTGAACAACAACTTTAATAAAGAGCTCGAGTACGCTCTTCAGTTAAAACAAAATCTCGGAAACGCATACACAATAGGGAACGAAAAAAAGTTTTTGCAAATTTATAAAAACTTGCCAAAGGGCGCGCGAGGCAACCCTCTCAAGGCGACGGTCAACAAGGCGTACGCAAATTTTATGAAAAATGTACGAAAGAATTCATTTGCGGCAAAAATAAAAATTCCAAACTGGATGCCATCAAATGTCGTGAACGATTATCGAAAGTTTGTGACTGAGTTGCTGTACAAGAGCCCCCGGCCTTCAAACAAAAATGTAAAACAAGCCATCAACGCATGGATTGGTGTACGCGTCCCTGCAAACCGTGGAAGCCCTGCAAAAACATTCGAAAACATTGTAACAGGTGAAACTCGAAAGATTCCTGCTCGTTCTCCTGCGAGACGAACAAGCCCAGTCGTTCCGAAGCGATCGCCGCGCGTCATGAAACCCCGAAACACCCGTGTAAATTACGTTTATAAAATACCTCGAAATTCGGTAAATTTTTCAAATACACTCGAGAAGCTCGGACTAAACACTGCAAGGAACTGGACATGGAATGAAATTCGCGCGGCACTCAAAGAGAAAATGACTGCCGCGAAATTGAAAAAGCTCAAAGAGCGATGGAATGCAAATGTCGTCTCAAAAGCATCCCCGACGGGCGCAACTGGACGAATTAAGCGCAAAGCTTAAGAATATCAAAAACCTTGTGAAGAATATTGTAAATTTCACTCTTGCTGGACAGACTCCTTGGATCGATAATCTCGAGCTCAACCTGGTAGACTGTGTCGTCGTCCGAATCCTTGTCGTCCGGCGTTCCTTTTATGATTGTCAAATCAATTGACAAATTCTTTCGAACAAAAGACCAACGCTCCTTGTCCCTTTGTTCGGTGCTCACCTCTTCACCGTCGTACTCCCACGGAGTTTCAGTCGAAATACCGAGCCGAATATCGTATTTCGAATTCTGAATTGTAAAATCTTCATTGCAAACCTTGGTCTTTGTGCATCCATCTTGTTCGTCAGACTCTTCGTCTATTGTCAGGCGTTTCGATCCGACAAAGTAGTACACTGTCGCCTTGGAATGCCTGCTCGTCTCCCATCCGGTGTACTTCATGAGCGCCCGGAATATGTTTTCAAATGTGTCCTTTCCGACATTTGTGTCAAACGACGTCTTGTTTTGCCGGCCCAGACGAATTTCCATTTCAACATTTTCGGAATTTTTGTACTTTTGAATGAGAGGCTCCCATTCGTTGAAAAGGTCTTGGCTCTGTGGGGCGGCCATTCTTTGGTCTATGTTCATCGTGTTCATTCTACGGTTCTTTTCTCTATTTACTAATCAGGATGAGAGGAATTGTCAATCTGGGAAATACGTGCTATTTTTCTACAGCAGTCCAGTGTCTCGCACACGTCCCTCCGCTCTCTAAATATTTCTTCGAAACACCCTACGACGGACCTTGTGACATTACAAAAGAGTACAGAGAGCTTGCAATGAGCCTCTTTCGGATCCATGAGAAGGGCCCGGTGAACCCATCCGCCCTTCTCAAAGCATTCAGGGCAAAGTTCCCGGAGTTTACACGAGGTCAGCACGATGCCCAAGAAGTTGTTCTCATACTATTGGATGTTTTTGAAAAGTCTCTCGGTAAAAAACTCATTCAGGGAATATTCAATGGGAAGGAGACACAAGAGGTGGCGTGGTCGGGCGGAAAGACGACAAAGATTAATCCATTTACCGTTTTGATTATCGACGTGAATAAAGAAGACTCGCTCGAAAACTTGGTCGCTGAGAGAAACGATCCAGTTTCTCTTGAAAATTACGTGGACAATTCCGGGCAGGTGCATGAATGCGCAGCTCTCAGGAACAGTATATCTGAATGGCCACGGGTCCTTGGAGTTTCATTTTCAATGTACATGAATAAATTCCCGGTTAAAATTCCCCTTGAATTCCAGGGACTCCGGCTCTTTTCGTGTATAATTCACAGTGGTGTCAGAAACGGTGGACACTACATGCTTTTGGTTCGGCGCTACGACAAGTGGTACATCAAGGATGACGAGAGCGTCCGCGAAGTTCCAACGCCCGAAACCCTGGACGGGCCATTTTACATGGCGTGGTACCGGTAAAACTCGTCGAGCGTGATTGATTCTCGGATATTTATAATTGTTCTGAAATACGTTCTGCGGTTGTTCGCATACGTCTTGTCGGTCCGAATCTTTTCCACAAACCAGCCCAACTGTCCGTAGCCGCATTCGACAATTGTTCCATCTGGAATTTGGACTCGCCGAGAAAGCTCCGTTTCAAGGTACAGAATCCCCCTATCCTGCACGTACAGTTTCTTTCCATCAACTATCGAAAAGTCGATTGTAATTCGCTCGCGAGGCTTCCATTTGAACATCGTCTCATGGGTTCCTGTCCTGATAGGCTCTTGAATGGGGGTGAATACAAGACCGTCCGTCTCGTACTCAAATTCGGTAGGCACATTTTTTATGGACTCGAGAGGCCACATCGTCTTGACCCGAATTTCAAATTCCGCATGTGCAGTTTTTATAATTGTTTTAATCGCTTTGCGTGCAGCTTCGAGACGGTAATCGAGTGGTCTCTGTACGAGATTTTCAGACTTGACAACGACAGCATCGTGAACCATGAAAAGACATTTTCCATTTTTACAAACTACGAGCTCTCCGTCCAAAATGGTATCCTTGGGAATTCGAACCTTTACTAGTTTCGTTTCGAATGATCTATTCACGAGACACGTCGATCCTTCAAAATTGACGAGAAGATTTCGGATCCCATCTGTTTTTTCGCATACGAAATAAGGTTGTCGCTCGAGAAGGGGAAAATGCCGCCTCTCGATCGAAACAGGTTGAGGTCCCGGGAACCGATTGACAGTATCGGCTCCCCATGATTTGATTATAAAGGTTTCCATTTGTTTATATGAGATTCATTTCTCTAAGGCACTATAGACACTCCAGATGCTTCGAGGATGTTTCCGAAACATTCGTGGACGTAGTGACAGACTATATTTGCATTTGTGGCTGCAGCAACCTTCACGCCATTAAGAATGAGACACTCAAACATTGCGTTGAGTGGAAGGTTGATTGGGGTCTTTCCGCCCCGAATCTTCTTGTCGACCGGCTTTGAATCCATTACCCAGACGCGCGCAGATGTTTTCGTACATTCGTAGACTCCCTCAGAAATCTTCTTTCCGACTTCAGTGTCGAATGTTAGCGCGCGTTGGTGTGCAGGCTCAGTGGATCCCTCTTTTGTTTTTTTGGCAAACATGTCCCAGTCAATTCCTTCTTTGACTGACGGAAAGACGAGGACGCTGACACCCTGATCAAACGGATCAATTACACGATGAAGTTCTTCGGTATTCAAATTTGTTCCGTAATCCATCCAGAAAATGCGTTCACCAGTTTTTATAAGTTTTGTGAGGTTTGATTTGTCTTCGACGAAATGAATCTCGAGATTGACTCCGCGCTGCATACACATTGCATGAAGGTTCATCGACGTGTGGAGAGTCGTCGCGCTTATAGACTTGTTTCGGGTGACCATGCATACGTGCATTTGTTAAATGGGGTGGCTAGAGTTTAAGTGGTATTTTTTATGACAATCTTCGTGAACAACAGCTAAATTGTCCATGGTTGTTTTTCCACCTTCTGCAAAAGATTTTTTGTGATGACACTCGACAGGTTGGTTAAATTTAATTACGCAATTACACATCGGGCATATGTGTTTCTGTTCAACAAGTTTGGATTCTCTCTGCGCGGGTGTAAATTTTCTAGAATCATAATTAGTATTAAAAATATCAGAAATGCATATATCAACATCCTTTAGTAAACCATTTTTATACCTTATATTTGATTCTTTGACACCGTATTTGGCGTATTTTGATTCGGCAGTAGTCTCAAGAATACATCTGATATATTCGATTAAATCTTCCTTACTTCTAGACAAATAGGTCGGATTTTTAAACCAATATGCAATTCTCCCAATAATAATCATAAACTCAGTTCTGATATATCCATGGTTTTTTACTAGGTCATTATCAGCCAAAAATTTATAAGCACGACGTAAATTTTTAAGATTATCTAATATTTCGTCTTTCTTGATAGAAAAATTGGTATCAATTTCAGTTGTCGTTTTTCCTAAGATTTCGGATCTCCATTCCATGTAAACTTTTTTGTCATATTTTTTTGGCAAGGTTCTCTGACTTAGTGCAAGTAATGTCATAAGATTTACAGACGTTTCACCCCTTTTGTTTTTGTCAGATTTTTTATTTGCAATGCTAGTATTTTCCCAATTTTTAACCACGTCTTCTTTGAGAAGTTCATACAAATCATAGTATATAGGAATATACATTTCATATTGATTGAGTTTGGCTCCCGAATTATTTAGGCGCACCCATAAAGTTGCGAGTTCGACGGGATTTAGATCAGGTTCTATGTAGTTAATGTTTAACGAGTAATCTTCAACTATCCTCTTGTATTGATGAGGAAGGTCCTTAAAATACATTCCTTCAAATTGTTTGACACAACTTGTATCCCAGTTTAGCGTCTCAGAGTTTGCTTTTTTTATAGAAAATTTATTATCATGAAAATCTACTAGAGTCTCAATACGATGAGCACCATCAAATACATGTACCTCACCAATGTGATCCAAACAAATAAGATATACGGGTCCAATTTTCCATTCTTTTAATATGGTATCTAATAGAGCCATTCTGGAACCATCGCTCCATGTATTATTTCTTTGATATTTTCCTCGAATTACAAAAAGACTATCGTTTTCATGTCGTTTCCCATACCGTATCTCATTAGATAGTACGACTATAGATTTAGTGGTCATTTCCTATATCATACACTCGTGCTAACTTTAATACGATCCTCGAGCTTTCCGTAGAATCTCAAGTTTCCAACGTGTCCGAGAGTCGTCGTGCAGTCTGCGAAAATCTTCCCGTCCATTTGCTGCCATCTGCGACAAAATGCATAATCTTCGGACAAGTACCTCCGAGAAACTGGATCAATCATGCAATCGAAAACCGCAAAATACGTATCGAGATCTTTATTC